ACAGAACCAATTTTTGGGACTCGCCTCCTTGTTGCCAATAGTGATATTATACTAAATGTCAGCCAGTTAGGGCATTCTGCGTGTCCTTACTTGACATTGTTATTGATAGGGTTATGGTTTAAATACGTGAGATGTAATCTCACCGGGGTGGGATGTAATCCCGCTTAGGAGGTGCAGATGGAGGCGATGGGGTTAACAGAAGCATTAGAAGAAGCCGTCATGGAAAGTAGTCCCTCGGAGGTGGTGGGGGATCGTTTCCTTGAGCGTGCTGCTCGGTTGAGTGGGATGCGGTTATCTGATTTACGGAAGATGAACGAGGATGGGAGCTTGGACAGGTTCCTTTCTGAGCGGTTTTTCTATTTGAGCCTGGTGGCGGCTGGTGCGTGTTTGGAGGGGATAGAGGCGGGTGAGGTGGAAGCTGTTGAGGCTGGGAGAATAGCAATGGATAGTGCGAAGGTAGGCCAGAAGCTGGCAGGCCGGGATATTGACAGGAAGTACATCGTGAACGCTGATGTATGGGAACACGCTGCTCAAATGGCAGAGGATAGTGAAGATGATGGTTGATGTGGAATTGGCTGGCCGAGAGGAGGAATAGTATGGTTAAGGTTCCAGAACCCTTTGACGTGCCGAAGTTTTCTTTTCGGGTGGACGTGGTGCGTGGTGCGGCTCCATTACGGGTGTTGTTCCAGCCCTTGGTGAAAAGTGGGATTGGGGAGTTCAGTTGGGATTTTGATGGTGACGGGAAGTTCGAGGATGTCACGAAGGGTCCTGTTGCCTGGGAATATGGCAAGGAGGGCACGTGGAGGCCGAGGGCTGAGGCCGTGTTCCCTGAGGAGGGTGGTGCTGTCTATGGGGCCTCTGGGAAGGTTCACGTGGTTGGCTGGGAGCCTGGGTTGTTGAATATAGGTGTTCCCGGCAACGGGTGTGAGAACGACAGTGAGCAGACTGCCCGGAGGCTGAATTGTCCCGGGACGGTGGCCCAGATGGCCACTGGGAGCTGTTTCTATCGGTTCTCTTGCCACGAGCATGGGCTGTATTGGTTCTCTCTGAGGCCTGGATCCTATTCCGTGCCCGAGGGTATGGTGTTGAAGGTGTTAAGTGCCAGTGGGAAGTTCCTCGGGGCTTCTGGTGGTAATGGGAACTATGGCATGCTGGTTATCCGGCTATCTGACCACAACGATTACCAGGTGGTGGTCGAGGGCAATGGGCCCTACATGCTTGAATGCGGGAGGGAATGATGGCCGTTGACGGAGCAGTAGGACGGGCAAGGAAACGGAAGTGGATCCAGGGGGCCATTAAACGGCCCGGGGCAATGACGGCATGGTGTAAGCAAAGGGGATACGACGGCGTTACGGACGGTTGTCTTGCCGAGGCGAAGGCGGTTGCGAGGAAACGCAAGGACAAGACCCTGATGGGGAGAGCAGTGACGGCAGAGAGGTTCAGGAAGGGAGACCTGTCTAAGTGAAGTGGTTCCCCCGCTATAGGTTCTCGTGTCCCTGTTGTGGCTGGAACGGGGTTGACCAGGCGTTGATTAACCGGCTGGATGCGGCGGTTGACGAGCTGGCGGAGCTGGTTGGGAAGAGCCCTGCTGTCATGGTGGTGACCAGCGGGTGTAGGTGCGAGAAACATAACCGGGAGGTAGGCGGGGCGAAGAACAGCTATCATCTGCGGGGGATGGCGGCTGATACTATGCCCGTGGTTGACGGGTTCGACGATACCGAGCTGATGAGGTTCTGGTTCCTTGCGCTGGTAAGGGCAGGGTTCCGGGGCGTTGGATATACCAACGGGGTGGCTATCCATGCCGACCTCCGGGACGGGTTGCCGCAGTTCTGGGCGCCTGAGGGGGTGGCAAGGAAGGCCGGGAGATACGTCTATCTGATGAAATAGGAGGGAATAGATGGGAAAGCTGAAGCCGTGGTGGAAGAGCAAGACGGTATGGACTAACCTGGCAGCGATAGTGACCGGGGTGGGTGCTATCATTACGGGACAGGTGTCTCTTCAGGCGGGTATTACGCCCATAGTGCTGGCAGTGGTGAACATTGCCCTGAGGATAATCACCAGGGAGCCTATTGGTCATGCGTAGGGTAGCAGCTGCCATTGGGTTGTCGGTCCTGCTGGTGGCGTGCGCTTCCCAGCAGGCGGTTACCCCTATTGGCCAGCACAAGCTACAGGCAAAGGCATACACCGAGCTTTACGTTTCTCTTTATCAGGCTGTCCAGCAGGTTGCTAACGATCCCCACGTTCCTGCCAAGGTGAAACGGACGGTGCGGAAGAAGGTCTATCCTGCAATGGATGCGCTGAAGGAGACCATCAGGGCCTACGTGGCAGCGGTTAAGGACGCAGAGGCTGGTGATGCTGATAGCCTATGGCAGGCGGCGTTGTATAAGGTTCGGATAGAGAAGCTGTTGAATTACCTGTTACCGTTGGTGAACGACCTTAGGAGGGGATAGGGATGGACCCTGTGGAGATTGTTACGGCTATCAGGATCATGGCAGGGCTGATTGGCGACATTGCCCAGGCCGTGCAGACGCTGAAGGACGGGAACCCAGACGACGTGGACCTGGACGGTCTGCTGAGGAAACTGGACGAGTTGCCAGACCTCTCTACGGACGATGACAATTGAGCCAACAAGTTGCATGCCTGGGTTCAAGCAACATTGCGAGGAGCATAGCAAGGTGATGTCTGTCGTGACAGACCTGAAGCGAAGCTGCGAAGACTGTAGAGAGATAACTGACGAGCTGAGAGAAAGGACTGTTAGGCAAGACGAGGCCATGAAGGGGATACTAACGGCCACCAACGAGTTGACTGCTATGGTGAGGGACTTGGTAAAGAAAGTTGACATTATGGAACGCAAGCTCGACCAGTTCGAGGGAGGGCTTGGGATGATGAAGTTCCTCATCTACCTGGCAGTCTCGGCTGGTGGGGTTAGTTTCCTGATAATCGTAGGGAAGGCGCTGGAGCACATCAGGTAGGAGGTGCCGATGATAGAGGTAAAGATTGACCCGGTGAAGATGATCGAGGGGTTCAAGAAGGAGGAGGCAAAGCAGCAGGCTCAACCTCCGCCTCAACCCCAGCAGGAGGCTGCACCTGTCCAGCAGCAGGAACAGCCTACCGAGATGGAGAAGGTGAACCAGTTGCCGCTTAACCCCCTGGTGGAGACCGGGATAAACAGCTACCAGCAGGTTAAGAGCAGCTGGGATAAGTTGTTCGGGTTCCTGCAATGATCGAGAAGGTTCGGCGCAAGATAGTAGAGTGGAAGGTGAACCCTGCGAAGTTCGTAGTGGACGCCTTCGGCGCCGAGCCGAGCTGGCAACAGAAGGAGCTGCTTGACGCAGTAGCAGAGGGAACCCATCCCGGCATAGCTATCCGTTCAGGCCACGGCGTGGGCAAGAGCACGGTGCTCTCCTGGACGCTGGCGTGGTTCCTGTTGACGAGACCCGGGGCAAAGATACTGGCCACGGCACCTACCCGGCGACAGCTGAAGGACATCCTGTGGGCAGAGGTGTCTATGTGGCTCCACAAGGCTATCCCTGTGGTTCGGGACATGCTGACCATCTATTCTGAGACCATCAAGGTTCAGGACAGGAACGACTGGTGGGCAAGGGCAGTAGCAGTGAACACGGCGGCTTCGCCGGAGGAACAGGCCGAGACCCTTGCAGGATACCATCACAAGCATTTCATGGCGCTGATAGACGAGGCATCGGGTGTGCCTGATCCGGTCTTTAACCCCGTGGAAGGGTTCCTGACGCAGGAAGACAACTTCGTTATTATGACGGGGAACCCCACGAGAACGAGCGGGTATTTCTGGAGGGTGTTCAACGACGAGACGTTTGGCCTTGGCTGGCTGAGGTTACACTGGAACAGCGAGGAGAGCCCGCTGGTTAGCGAGGACTATTGTGCCCGCATGGCTCTTAAATACGGCAAGGATAGCGATACCTACAGGATAAGGGTTCTGGGCGAGTTCCCGCAGGTGGGAACGCAGTCTCTTATCCCGATAGAATGGATCAGGGCGTGTGTTGACCCCGACATCTGCGAGGAGAAGGTGGCAGAGGACAACGCTCCCGTCTACTGGGGTCTCGACGTGGCGCTTGAGGGCGCCGATAAGACGGCGCTGGTGAGACGAAGCGGCAACAACATCTACCAGATAGATACCCTCGACAAGGGGGACACCATAAAGACCTCCAACTGGTTCCTCGACCTTTACCATTCTGCCAAGCTTAAACCCAAGTTCGTTTTCGTTGACGTTACTGGCGGTGTCGGGAAAGGGCCTGCCGACATCATCAGGCGTAGCCTGCCAGCTGGCGTGGTGGTGGACGTGAACGTCTCCTACTCGGCTTTCCAGCCTGAGTTTTATTACCGGTTAAGGGACGAGCTTTGGTGGAGGGTGCGCACGGGGTTCGAGATCAGGCAGTGGAGGATACCAAACAACGAGAGGTTTATCAGGCAATTGGCCAATGTTGACTTCACGAGGTTAGAGAACAGCGGCAAGATAAAGATAGAGAGCAAGCGGAGCATGAGATCAAGGCACGCAGCAAGCCCTGACGAGGGCGACGCCTTTTGTTTGACCAACTACTATTCCGGGGCTCCTTCGGTATTCGGCGAGGTTAACCGCAGACCGAGGAAGAAACGGATAACCAACTGGAAGGTGGCTTAATGAAGAAAAAGCTGAAACAGTTTGCAAACGACACAAAGCTGTTTGGCTGGTGGGAACAGTCGGTTGACCAGTTCACCAAGTGGCGTAACCAGGCTCTGGTTGACAGGTATTACTACGAGAACCGTCAGTGGAGCGACACGGACGCTGCCAAGCTGGAGAAGATAGGCCAGCCCGTTATCTCTATCAACCACGTCTATCCCAAGGTGAACATGCTGGTTGGCCTGCTGTTGCAGAACAAGCCTACCATAACGGCATTGCCGAGGGGCAAGGACGACGCCGAGGTGGCTTCCATAGCAACCAAGGTGGTCAGATACATCTTCGACATCAACAACTTCACGGCTAAACAGGCCGAGGCGTTTACCGACATGACCACCGTTGGCCTTGGATGGCTGGAGGTAAGAACTACCAGCGTATTGGGTAAAGACCCGATAGCCATAGACTACGTGCCGTGGCACGAGGTTATCTTTGACCCTATGAGCAGACAACCTGACCTGTCTGACGCAAGGTTTATCTGGAGAGGACGATACGTGGACAGGGACACGCTGGAGGAGTTCTTCCCAGAGGCTAAGAAGGTGCTCAAGGACATGCCAGCTATCGGTAAGCGTGGGGTGTCTTACCAGATGCCAGGGGCAGAAGACCTTGAGTGGTATGATAGCAAGCGGGATAGGTGTTTCCTGCTGGAGCTGCAATACAAGGAGTTCTCTACCGAGACCTGTTACTGGGACGGGTTACAGGTGGTTAGATACGTTCCCCACGTTCACGACGAGAGTCTTCGCCTTGGCATAGGCAAGCTAATGGAAGCCCGTATCCCTATCATAAAGCAGGCGTTCATCCTGGGCGACTACGTCATCAGGGAAGGCGAGCTACCTTACCTGCACGGGTTCTTTACGATGGTGCCGTTCATTGCCCAGCGGGATTACTACGGCCAGCCTATGGGGTTGGTAAGATACCTCAGGGACATGCAGGACGAGATAAACAAGCGAAGGTCAAAGGTGCTCCATTACCTGACGGCAAAGAGGGTAGTGGCCGAGGAAGGCGCCGTTGACGATCC